TAGCACATATTGTTCGCCACAATATAATCCCACGGCTGAATGCCCCCTTGTTTATAATGACTTGGATTTTGTGGTGTATCGCTCATGACTTACCGCCTAAAATGACAGACGTTGCGTTTTTAAAAAAGTTATCAAAATAGGCTTTATCTACCTTATCAGCACTTTTGCTTTCTTTTAAAAGATTCTGACCAACTGGGACTGGCGATTTTTCTAATTTTATTTTCCCCTGTAAAAAATCGATATACAACTCCCTTGCTTCATTATCTACCCATTGCCACTTATCAACACTAGCATTTTCGACCTTTAAATCACCAATACACCGCTTAATTGTGTACACGTCATTATCCATGCCACGTTTGTTTGTTGCCTGAGATTTAAACCGATTCAAAAATTCAATAATTCGATTATGATGATGCTCAGTAACCAATTGCCGTTGGATTGCGTAAATATCAGCTAATTTAGGGGCATATTTAGATGTTTCAATATGCCTGTTTAAAATTCGATCTAAAACACGCAATTCAATATTTCTTTTGCAAATATCATCTGTCAAGTAATTGATTTTACGCTCTTGATCCTCATCAATTCTAACCAATCGATCAAAACATTCAAATACCATTCGTTGTACCGCTGCTCTATCAATCATAATAACTAACTCCTGCCAGCTCATTCCTTTTATTATTTGGTGTGACATTAATAATACCTAAATTTTGACGTGCGTTCATATCGGCTATACGCTGATCAATCGACAACCCAGACGATTGTTTAAAATCCCCAATATCATTTTCAAGCCAATCCTTCCACTGGTTTATCCAGTTTGAGGCATGCTTGATAAATTTGCGGTTCATATTAGATTTAGAAATGTACTGATTATAACAATCAAGCGCTTGCATTAATAAATTATAATCCGATTCCTTTTTAATTTTACTTTTAAACCGCTGAGCTGCCAGTGTTTTGCCAATCTTCCTACCCAAATGGTTCCGTGGGTATTGTTCCCAGAAATTCTTAAACCATGCTTTCTGATCTGGCTTTTCTTCTTCCGGCTTATCAACCAAGTCCCCAAACCTTCCACACGCATTACACCCACAACCTTTACACTTCCCAGATTTAATCCCATCCGGCACCACTGCACGGTATCGGCAAAACTTAGCACCATTCTTGTAATAATACTCTTTAACCAGCAAACCATCCGTGGTTAATTCTTTTAATGCATCTAAAACAGAACGCTTACTACCTGTCCACTCAGCTATATAGCTAGATGAACCGTTAAACCACTCGTTTTTTCCCTTTTTTGTAAATCCGTATATCAATGCATAGACATCACGTTTAACGCCAGACAAGCCCATTTTTCGCATAAATGCGTAAATTTTAATGTAGTTGTCGTTATCCATTACGCCAAAACATCGCTTTTAAATCTTAAATTCTGTGATATTTTGTAGCCGGACTGCCCAAAGTTATCTACCCCAGACTCAATAACCTGTTTTAAAAGCAAATCGTTTAAAATGACATTGACTGAACTCTGATTAAGCCCTGGGAGCCATTTAGCTATGTATTCAACGCCTCCTGTGTATAAATGCACACGGTCTTGTGAAGCCTCGTGTATTATCCCAGCGACAATCATCTCTGCGGATGTTAAATGCTCGCCTTCAAACTTTTGTAACAAAAAATCGGGTACAGTGACCGAATCAAAACCGTAATTCATAACGCCTCCTTTTTTAGCAAACATCTTAAAATGTGACAAATAACATCTACAGTCCATCCGTTACCAAGCATTTCAAGTCTTTTATTATCACTCACCCCACTTGTATAGTTATCGGGTACCTGTTGACATCTTTCAGCCTCTATCGGATGCATGCGTCTATAAATATCATTTTCATAATCTAAAACAATATTTGATTTATTAGCGGGACTTGATTTGGGTAAGGTACCTACCTTTTTTTCTTTGAAGTAAGCTCTATCTCCTTGAGACCCATAACCTTTGCCACTCAAATCCCACTGAACGTAATTTTTTGTCGCCTTTTTTGTTTTGGTTATTCTTTCATCCGTAAATACCTTATACGTGTCATCATAGATAATATCTCCAAGCACAATACCCTTGTCCTCTGGTTGGCCAGCAACAGGCAAGTTAGTCCAGTAATATCGTTGACGATTTTGCGCACTAACTAGCGCACTGTTAATTAAGATAGGCGCAACCCCCACTAAATCTGTAATAACATCAAGATACTCTTTCTTCATGCGTACATTTTCGAGCAAAAAGTATTTTGGTTTACACTCTTCTAATAGCCTAATAAACTCAAAAAACAATACCGATCTAGGGTCATCAAATGCCAGCTGTTTTCCCGCAAAACTAAACCCTTGACAAGGCGAACCTGCCAGAAGTAAATCAATATTTGGTAAATCTTCACCCTTTACGTTTTTAACATCGCCCAACTGGATAGTGTTTGGATAGTTTTTCTGAGCAATCTTAATGGCGTATTTGTCAATCTCGCTGGCATAATAATTTTCTACTTTTATGCCTAGGCGGTCTAGCGCAATTTGGCCACAACTCATACCGTCAAACAAACTCAACACATTCATTTTAAAACCTCCTTAATCTTTCTCTTTTTAAAAAACATAGACCTCATTATAACATGGTCGATGCTATCCTTAACAACCAATACTTGCGCCGTTACTTTATTTTCTTGGCCAATCCGGTGGCACCGGTCAACTGCTTGGTCCATCTCTCCGGGCACCCAGCTGTTCTCTACAAATACCACGTGACTGGCTGCGGTTAGGGTAAGCCCAGTGCCGGCAGCTTGTATCTGGCCGATAAATACTTTAGTGTCTGCGTCTTTTTGAAAGCGGTCAACGTAGCGTTGGCGATCTGTTGACGCTGTACCGCCATAGACTAGCACTGCTCCGTCGTCTTTAAACGCTTCGTACAACCCTTCACATACTACTTTGTGGTACGCAAACACCACAACCTTTTCAACGCCGCTCGCCATCACATCTTTAATGTAGCCGATGCTCTGTGGCAGCTTAGCTTCTCCAAGCTCTCGCCGAATAGTAGCCATCTCGCCGATAAGGTTAGCATCTGGCTTTTCTAAAATCTTGGCCACATCAAACAGCCCTTCTTGCTTGACTATATTTTTGGTATCCTTGGTTTGCTCCATAGGAATAATCTGCATCGTCTTGCTTGGTAAGTCGGTAAGTACATCTTTCTTTAACCGCCGTAGCATCACGGTGCGTTTGAGTCTGTAGTTCAATTCGTCGGTACAACTGGCTCCCTTAACATCAAAACCAAACGGGCCCTCTTTACCGTTACAAAACTTATACCCGTATTTTTTATAATTGTCGTATGGCTCAACCGTTTCTCGTTTTAAAAATCTTAAAATACTATAAAGCTCTATCGGCCGATTAAGCATAGGGGTACCCGTAAGCATCAGCCGCCGGTCGGCTCTAGCCCCTAGTAGAAACGACGCCTTGGCTCGTTTAGACGTGGGGTTCTTAAGATAATGCGCTTCATCATAGATCACCATATCGGGCGACCATGCCCGCAATTGCTCATAGATATAGCGTTTGGATACCAGATCGTAGTTAGCAATCACCACATTGTTCGTGGCTACGATTGCCGACTTACCGTTGGCCACTACTTGGGTGAGTAAGTTATCCGACCATTGGTCGAATTGCTCTTGCCACATATACTTTAGTGAGGCCGGACACAATACTAAAATGCGTCGGACGTCGATGTATCGCAAGGCCTCAATGGTTTGTACGGTTTTACCTAGGCCCTGCTCGTCCGCCAGCAATAAGTTTTTATTGGCCACAATCGTTTGGATGCCTTCCTTCTGGTAGTCGTATAAGAAATCTGGTAAGGTGAGTCGAGCTGGTGGCTGTAAAAGTTTATCTCTAAACATCTCGGTACCAATGCCTGAAAGCTCTGCGGCTCTCATGGCCAATGCCCAGTCTTTAGTTTTCCAAGCCGTGTTGCCAGCGGACCACTTCATCCGACACTGTTTTGGTATGTCCTTCTCTTCTCGACTGCATTTATAATAATACTCTTGCGTTAAGGGGTCATAGGTTAAAGTTGGTTTAATCATTATCGAACCCACCCTCTCATCCAGCCATTTTCTTCCAATGCTTCTGCCCAAACTGTAGGCATACCCTGTGCCCAGTGCTCTAGTACACTTACTATATCCTCGACTAACTCTTTGCCGACGTACCTACAGGCGTACACGTCATTTTTCATAGCTTCAAACGCTACCGACGGATTGTTTTTTAATTCCTCACTCGCAAACAGCAACGCATTCCCATCCTGCCTCACCGCTGCCAGTACAACTTCTTTATCATCAAGTAATTCCCTACTCGCATACGCTAACGCCATCCCATCCCGTTTCACCGCTTCCAGCACCACCTCTTTATCACCCTTCAATGTCTCACTCGCATACGCTAACGCCCGCCCATCCTGTTTCACCGCTTCCAGCATAAACTCTTTATCAGCCTGCAATTCCTCGCTTGCCTCACTGATACTGTCTGAGGCGCGTTTCATTGCCAGTAGCATTACCTCTGGGTCTGACAAAAACTTCGGGTCTACATCTGATTCGTGTAAAAATTCTGGTTTAAAAATCTTGCAGGTTTGTAAAAGTTCTATTAGTTTTGTTTTTGTTAGCATTTTTTATCCTCCGACACTTGTTTCAATAACGCAATGGACACATCCCCAAATCCCATCTGAGTAGCTTCATCTATTTGCCGAATACGCTCTTGGCACACATGGATGATCTTCTCATAATCCAGTCGTCGCTCACCCGGTTTGTTGCGTAGCACACGTTTAACAATATCAGCGTCCCACGGATTTAAATTGTACTCAAGCCAAATATCCCATGGCTGTATTTTGTACTTGGAATAGTCCGACGCACCAATGTTATGCGATCTTATATCGTCACTCATCTTACAACGCTCCCAATGTTTCAAAGAATAAAAACAAAATAAATGTGAAGACGTAATACCACACCACTAACGCAACCGCAGCCAGTAAAAGACGTACTAAAACGTTGTAGCATACTCCGCCTAAGGTTCGATCGTTTTCGTCTAAATCCGGGCCGGCAATAACAAACCCCACGGCCCCCATCAACGAACCCCAATACACTATACTAAATACCCCCACTTGCCAATAAGTTATCATATCAATCATTTTTTAACTCCTGTTCCATACACTTAGCCCACCCTTGCACCATGTCAATTTGCATTTCCTCACTAACCCACCCCAACGCGCTCGCATTCTGTCGAACCGCTGCTAAGATGAACTCACGATCATTTTTTAATTCATAACTCGCAAACTGCAACGCACTCCCATCCTGCTTCACCGCTTCCAGTACCACCTCCCGATCCCCACGCAACTCATCACTCAAAGTAACCAACGCATACCCGTTCGCTCGCACCGCTTCCAGTACCATCTCACGATCATGCTCCAATATCCTAATCAAATTAATAAACGTATCCCCCCGCTTCACCGCTTCCAGTAGCTTCTCACGATAACGCTTCAATGTCTCACTCGCATTTGCCCAACACTCTGCCTTTGTACTAGTCTTATCAATCATTTTTTACCTCTTTAATTCCTAACCAATCTTGAATAATGTTACGTTGTATTTGCCTACTTGCATAGTTAACTGCGGTCCAAGACTTACTCAAAGCTGCCCTAACCACATCTATATCATTCTTCAATTCCTCACTCGCATATTTCAACGCACGCCCATTCCTCAACAAATTCCCATTGTAACCAACCGCTGCCAGCACCACCTCTTTGTCATTGCGTAATTCCTCACTCGCAAACTCCAACGCAAAGCTATTCTCCCTCACCGCTTCCATTACAACTTCTTTATCACCACGCAACTCATAACTCGCATCCTGCAACGCGCCCCCCCATTGCTTCACCGCTGCCAGCACCACTTCACGATCCCCCCTCAGTTCTTCACTAGCATACTCCAACGCATACCCATCTTGCTTCACCGCTTCCAACACTTCTTCCTTTGTACTAGTTTCATCAATCATTTTTTACCTCCAACTTTCACAAACCCATTATCACTGCGTTTATACTGCAACTTTAACAACGCACGCTCCAGACGCTTTTGTTCCTTAATGCTTAGGTGTATTATATCTCGACCTAAACCGTCCCAAACATCACTCAACTGGAAACCGTCTCTCACGCCTTTATTTAACCACTCTTGGATCACTCTTTCAAGCTCGTCCACTTCAATGCGGCTAGTTTGAGCTTTCTTGGCCTGCTCAATCGCTTCTGCCGATTGCAACACCAACCCATTCTTTAACCCAGCGTACCGCTTTTTGTAAACGACCAAGGCCTCGGCATACAACTGTGGTAAGTCGTTGGTAAGCGTTGGCACGTCAATATCGTACACCTCCACTGGCCATATCCGGCGGTTACCCGTAACGCTATTCAAAAATTGGTTCTCGTTTGTTGTGCCCATAAACACACACTGG